TTTTGATAGCTACAAAGATATCTTTAAATGGTTTGAATATTGTTTTTGCTGATTCAGATATAAACGTAAATGCACCACTACCTACAGACTTAATTGTTTTAATAACAGAACCTACTTTACCTTCAGGTGCAAACATAGGTGCTAATGAACTAGGTCCGCCTCGTAAAGCACCAAAGAGTGCTGTTGTTATCGCTGTTCTTATAGCTTTTATTCTTTCACTTATTACCATTATGAGAGGTTTCTTTAACTCAGGTCCAAACTTTCCTACTACAGGTTTGGCTTCTTTACCAAATAGATTGAAGCGTATAGCCTCTCTAATAGATTTGAGTCCGTTAGATATACTTTTACCTAAACCTTTTATCTCTTTTATTCTCTTTATAGCATTAGCTTCCCAACCTCTGATACCTAAAAATGCTCCAGTGAGTGCTGTTAGTCCTGCAAGAAACATACCTATACCGAAAGGATTTAACTCGTCCTGTTTTTTTTCTTTTTCTTTACTTCCTACTGGACCTTTTCTTTTCGCTTCAAGTCTATCTTCATATGCTTGTCTAGCATCTCTGGCTCTCATCTCTTCAGCATATTCTAATATAGATACTATATCACGTAGAAAGTTTTTAGACTCTATGAGAACATTATTTCTAAATGCTCCATCAAGTGCTATCTTACCTTGGGCGGCTAGCGCCAAGCCTTGTCGCTCTTCTGTTCTAGCTTGGGCGGCTCTATTAGTAGATTGATTAAGACTAGGTAATGCTCCTCGTTCTGCCATTATTTTTTCATTCCTGATTTGTCAAAGGCGGCAAATCCCATGAAAGCACCTACGATACCTGCCTGTGCTAAGTAAAAGAGATTTGATACGTCTGTGAGTAGTTGTATTCTAGAGTCTGGTATTAGAGGAGTAAACATAACAATAGTAAACACTAACATAGAACCCAATGCAACCCAAGCCATGTTTCGTTGGTGCATTTGTTTTCTATTCAATCTCTTGACTTCTTCTGTCTGTTGCCAATTATCAATCTCAGCGTCTGATACAACACCGTCTTGATTAGAATCCATTTTATTGTATTTTGAATCTTTTTCTAACTTCTTTGCTGTCATTTTTGTTTCTTCCTTCTTTCTTCTTCTTCTTCTAAATGTTGTTTTAGCAATGCTACGTAGATATCACGTTCAAAAGGAATCATATTCTCTAGTTCAGTCAAAGAGTATTTATGATGATGCATAAGTGAAAAGTTGAGTTGATAGTAATTACTTAGCGAATTATGTACCAACCCTAGGTAAAAAAACTCTGTAAGCCCTCCAGAACTATAGTTTCTTTCTCTCCACATACGTTACATGTCCACTCTACAGTGTGACTTAACTTAGGCATGTTATTCATAAATTCTGTTATTAATGTAAACTGCTTTTGATTTAATTGTTCTAACCACTCAGCAATCTCTTCTCTAGAATAATCATTATAAACTGTTTCTTTGTCATAAATGTAATCTACCATATGTGCTATACTATTGAATACATTCATACCTTCTTCTATTTGAAATTTGTTTATATCACCAGCCATGGGATATTTCATCTTAATACCAACATTGTCTGTAAGCATAAGCTTACCATCAGATATCTCACCTACAACTTTTATATCATCTAAACTTATTGACACGTTTACAGTCTCTTTACAGTCGCTGTCAGTATGTCTTAAAACTACATCTACATTTTCACCTACAGACTTACCTCTGAGTTGTAAAAATAAATATTCTACATCAAATGTTGCTAACTTAGAAGCATCGACATTAGGTGTAAGTATACAGTCATTTAATACTTTTATCGTAGCATTTTGAATTTCTTTAGGATCACCACCTTCTAAAGCCATGTATAGAATTTTTTCTTCTCTGACTAGAAAAGGGCGAAACTTAATTTTTTCTTTTGTTGAAGGTATCTCCGTAATAAACTCTGGAGACGAGAGTACTGGTAAAGCCATAATAACTCCTCAATTATAATTTTCTTATCAATCCAAATGGTGTATTCAATGCACCTGTTAGTCCTGATGAACCCACCGATATATTTCCTATTCCTGGTAATGAACCTGAAAGTCCGAATCCGTTAGCACCAAATGAGAATCCAAATGATGCACCTAATCCTGGTTGACTTGCATTTTCATATACTACTTTATAATCTTTATAAGCAAACGCCACAGCCAATTTAGCAAATTCGTTTGAGCCCCAACTCATTTGTACAGGACTTACGTTGACAGGATATGCTTCTTGTAATGTGTGTACAGACATTAAATCTCCACCATTACCAAACTGTCTAATGGTAACATTGCCCACATAATCATTATAATAACCTATATTGTGTGAGGCTCTACTCGAACCGAACGCACCATGATTGACTATCTTATCTTGCCATTGCTCAAAGTAACTTTTCTCTTGTAAATCTTCACTTAGTAAAAACTGACAAGCAACATCAGTATATATTGCTCCGTACGGAATCTTTCTCAAAGGTCCATAGATTCTATATTCTGTTGTAGCTATACTTCTTCCTGGAATATCAACAGTATCACAACGTAACATCATATTCTGTTCTGTGCCTGTGCTAACAGGTCCAGTTATCTGTACTTCAAAATGTGAAGCGTGTGCAACACCACTTTTGTTTAGTGTAGCTGTAAAATCCTGTACGTTAAATGGCACGCCTGCTTTCTCCCCATACTTTACTCTTACTTGCTTTCTCAAATCTTTCGACAGGTAAGAACAGTGCTATGTCCCATTCAGAGGCATTTATCTTAATAAATCTTGAACGAACATGTTTAGTTAGGTATTTCTTATATGTTGGTTTAAACTCTTTATATTTAGCCGCCGAGCGTAACAATCCATATGATAAGCCTAGCTTGGTAGAAGCATCATATCGTTTGTTTGTTGCTGTTGTGTATAGTGCGTCCATAAGTCTAGCACGTAGAACATGTGGTAGATAATGTAAGTTTAGTCCTTCAAATCCACCTGCTGAGTTCTGTACTTTAAATATCAGAGGAAATCTATCGTAGTATGGTAATGTAGATTTGTTCTTAGGATCGTAGTTAAAGAAAAACATTTCACCTATGCTAGTACGATTTTTAAATCTATCGTAATCTTTTAGTCCTACGTTTTTATTGAAATCAGTTACATCACCAGCTTTGAGTTTACCAACACTTGATGTCTTAGCTTGTTGTCTAAACCAATCTCTAGAGCGTTGTGTACGTCCTGGTAGTTCACCTTTACGAACACCTCTCAGTAGTATATCGTCAAAAACTGTTGCCATTTTTAAATAGTTCTTTCTCTGTGATTATCATAAACTTCCATTTTCTGTCTTTACAATACTCTATTGCATATTCCCATTTACTCTTATTTATACTCCATGTCTTTACCTCGTATAAATACTTCTTAGTTAGATTTCTTTGTGGAGTAGGCTCTTTGGTTTCTTTATAAGGCTTTACTTCAATGACAATTGTTTCTTTTATATTATGTTTATTGTTTACTTGAATAACAAAGTCGGGATAGTATCTGTGCCAACGTCCATCTAGTGCAGATTTGTAAGGTATGATTAACTCTTCAGAAGCCCATTTAATGACATTGGGATTTTGATCAAAGTAAACCATGCAGTTTCTTTCCCACAAAGAACGATAAATAATATTTGTAGGATCACCTTTGTATTTCTTAGGAAACTTTGGTTGAAACTTACCTTTATAACTCATAGGGATATGTATAATGGCTATAACAATAGGCAACGGAAACATAAATGTCAACACAGATTTCAAAGCTATTACTGACATAAAGGGTAAACTTGCGAAAACAGGCATACAGTTTGATGGTAGTAATGTAAGAATATCTGCAAGAGAGATGTTTATGAAAAAAGTTGCCAATAGATTACCAAAAGGACATCTTGCAGGTTTGATGCCTAAAAGTATGAATACAGCAAGTATGGTATTTCCTGCTGATATAGACGATGAACATTACATGACAATATCAGCTTTCACAAGAAGTAAACAAACGCTTCAGAAACCTAAAGGTAAAAAAATTATAGGTACTTCAATTGTGTTGCCTATACCAGGAAATCTACAAGTACAATATCAAGCAGACTATGAAAACAAATCTATGGGATTGATAGGTAGCATGGCGGCAGGTAGAATAGGTGCTGGTGGAGTAGGAGCCCAAGCAGTCTCAGACACGGCGGCTAGATTATCAGAGAAGTTTGGTTCGTCAGGTTTAGATGATCAGACTATGACACAAGCTGGCATTGTAGGTACAGTTTTAGGTGCTACTGCTTTAAGTGGTAAAGTAGGTGGTTCAATCGCCGCCTTTATATTAGGTGCTGGTGGACTATCGGCTGTGGCACAAGGTGCTTTGTTAGAACAAGGGCTTGCAATCAATCCACATCTAGCAGTTGTGTTTAGAGGTATAAATTTTAGAGAACATCAATTCACATACAAATTTGTTGCAAGAGATCAAAGCGAAAGTGATACTATCAAACGAATAATTCTTACGTTGAGAAAACATATGTTACCTTCAAATGATATTGGTGGCTCAGGCAAATCTCCAGGATTAGCTTTTCAATATCCTGATGAGTTTGAGATATCGTTTGCTGAGAAGATAAGAAATAATCTATATGAGATTGGTACAAGCGTACTAAAGAATATGCAAATAACTTACAATGGTGAGAACTTACCTCTATTCTTTGAAAACACCCACGCACCAGTATCAATTCAAATAGCATTACAGTTTCAAGAAGTGAAGCTATACACAAGAGATGGTTTTAGTGAGTATGGTGGTGATATAGGTGGCGATAATAGTGCTAATATACAAGATGTAAATAATGCACAAGTTCCATCTTTTGTATAGGAGTATAACATGAGTAATTACTTTTCATTCTTTCCTAAAATACAACACGATTTAAAAGATACTGCTAAGAAGACTGAACTTACTAATATTCTTAGACGTTTTAAAGTTAAAACAAAAGTTAAAAATTTAGTTGGTACATATTATGATTATACTATGCACGAAGGCGATAGAATGGATTCTATAGCACAAAGATATTACGGCGACTCTAATCTAGCGTGGGTGATATTACATTTCAATGATATAGTAGATCCTTATTATGATTTACCTTTATTTGGTAAGCAGTTTTCAGATTACATCACAGAAAAATATGGCTCAGTTACTATTGCAAGAGCGACTATTAAAAATTATTTTAGAATACTTCAGCAAGAACAATTGCTAATTGACGGAACTAGAATACCTAAAGAACAAATAGTCGTAGACTTAAAAACATATAATACGTTATCAGCGTCTAATCGTGATTCAGAGTCTGCTTACGAATTTGAAGAGAGATTAAATGATGATAAAAAGAATCTAAAAATATTAGATAAAAGATACCTAAATCAATTAGTCAAAGAAGTTAGATCGGTACTAGCATAATGTCAGAGAATTATAGATTTCCTGGTGACTTTCAATTAGAGAGTCTAGAACTGATAGACAAAGCTGGCGCACCCATCAACATATTACCTCTAGTGTTAGAGTTTTCTATTCTTCAAGATTTATTTCAACCTTTTATGAGAATAGAATTAGCAGTCAATGACTCAGCTGGTTTTGCAAATGCAGTATCAAGAGGTTTATCGGGTGGTGAAATAATCTATGTATCATTCAAGACTTCTGATCCTGAAATGGAATCTGTAAAAATGTTATTCTCAGTAAACGGTGTTAAAGACAGAGTACGTAATACAACAGGTAATGAATCATATAATATAGAAGGCGTGTCTCTAGAACATTTTAATATCATAGATAAGAAAATATCAAAAGCATATGGTGGTAGTTCAGGTAAAAAAATAACTGAAATTGTAGAAGCTATATTTGACGAATTTATTATGAATGAAGATGTAAAATCTGTTTATAAGTTTTTCAAAAAAGAAGGTAGAGAAATAACAAAGAAAGGGCTTGAGAAAACAGATACTACAACAGGATTACATAAATGTATTATACCTAGGTATAATCCTATTGAAGCAATTAGATACTTATGTGAAGAAGGTGTTGATACTGATGTAGCATCTAAACTATTATTTTATGAAACTTTCAAAGGTTTTCATTTCAGAAGTTTAGGTAAATTAGTTGAAGAAGAACCTAAACCTAAAGATGAAGAATTTCTTTATCACCCGTCTGCATACAATACAGATTCATATAAAGATGGTAAAAATGCATTCTTTATAAAAACTGTAGATAGATTGAAAGAGAGCGACTTAACGAATCAGATGACAGATGGTTTATTCTCTGCTACCACAATCGCTCTTGATCCTTTAAGAAAAGACTTTAACACTACAGTATATCGATATAAAGATGAAGTAGAAAGATTTTCAAAACTCAACAAATTTACCATAACAGGAGGTGCAGATGATAATTCTATTGTGCATCTCAAAACATCTAGAAAAGGACACGACACAGACTCAGTATTTGCAAAAGAAAATCCACTGCGAAAAAGAGATGTTCTAAAAGATCCTATAAGAGATAGTTATTTAAAACACTTGACAAATAATGTAATTATTGTTACAGTACCAGGAAACTCAGACTTGAATGTAGGCGATACTATTGTTATTAAGTTTACACCTGCAACATCATTTGAAGAGGGTAAAGAAGAGGATAAATATCAGAGTGGTAAATACTTAATAACTAAATGCAGACACGTTATAACTAAAAAGATGTATGATACAGTTCTAGAATGCGTCAAAGACACAGGTACGGAAGAATGATACTATCAAGATCAGAATACGAAACTTTAAGTAGTTTTCAGGAGTTAGAAGAAAAGTTAATTCTATTTAATGGTGGTAAAAATTATGGGCAAATTGTTTTTATGGCTGGTGGTGCTGGTTCAGGTAAAGGTTTTGCGATTAAGAATTTCATGCAAGGCGAGAAATTTAAAGTACGAGATGTTGATGAGTGGAAGAAGGCTCTTATCAAGCTTGCGAAAATGAAAGACAGTGATTCAGATTTAGCTAAACTAAATCTAAGAAATCCTGAAGATGTGTTTAAATTACACACTATAGTAAGAGAGAAAGGTATCAAAAATAAAACGCTTGACTTGTTGTTAACAGGTGCTAAGAAAGATAGATTACCTAACATACTCTTTGACATTACTATGAAAGATAGTAGTGACATAAGCGATGTTGCACCTAAACTCATTGATGCTGGTTATGATGCCAAGAATATACATTTAGTATGGGTACTAACAAGTTATCAGCAGGCGGCGAAAGCGAACAAAGAAAGAGACAGAGTTGTGCCTGATTCAATACTTTTTCAGTCACATCAAAAGGCTGCCATGAACATGTTGCAAAGAATAAAATCTATGGCGCTTGGTAATAAAACCGGTATTGGTAGAAAACATGTAGATG